TCTTCTGGCCGTAGCCGCCCCATTCGAGGCCCTCGGCGCTTTCCTCCGAGACGATCAGGTGATACGGGCGTTGGCCGTTCTCGCCGGGCATCAGCCCAGCATAGACACCACCTTGGCCTTCCCAGTACTCGCCGATCTGCGGCACCTTGAGCGCCGCTTTTTCCATCACGTCCGACATTGCCAACTCCTTTTGAGTGCGCACTGCTTTCTGAAAATTCCCGTCGAAGCGGGTCTGTTCACTGCGACGGGATGCCCCGTCAGAAAATCAGGATTCCGTTACTTCTGCTTGCTGCGCCTCGGCTTTTGCCCGAGCCTTCACGACTTCAAAGCACGGCTCGCAACACGTCGACCTGGCGCTGTACTTCGGCCTCTCGTAGTAACCGCTTTCGTACTTGCGCGACTGCACGGCCGGGTCCTGCTTCAACTCGCCGCACTCATCGCAGCGGGTCAGTGTCCTCACGGTCACGGGGCGATTGCGCCATTTCTCCAATTCAGTGGGTGTCATGTCACCGGTCCTCCGAATCGTCTTCACCATCCTGCTCGTCGTCGATCTCTCGCTCTTCGGCCTCGACGGCTCGAGCGTGATCGCGATCGATAATCCAATCGCCCAAGGTTTCTAGTTGCGCAAGCGTGCGCATCACAGCCCCGCATGGACGCTTGCCACGCCAGGAGCGATCAAATTTACGGCCAGCTCGCGCAGCAGAACTTCAATGAGGCCGCCGAGCTTTCCGTCGGGATTGCGCGGCATCGCGCACAGTTCCAACAAGTCCTTTGCGAAGATCGACATGGCAATCTCCAATCTGTGGAATCAGTCAGCCGCCTAACGGGCGGCATCCCCGTTTCGCTGTGCTTCAGGAAAGCCCCGTTTATCCAAGGGGCGAGGAATTCATTTATAGCGCCATGTGTAGCCGTAAGACTTCCGCGAGCGCCCAGTGCAGGCAGAACTTATATTCCCCTGCGATGCCCTTGGATGACCGTTAGATCGTATCCATTCGGTTGCGGCGGCGAGAGATTCAAACTCGACTCCAGCCTCTATACAGACAACGGACTTCTTGAATGCGGAGTGATCAGTCATGTTACGAATGGCGCGAAATCTAGCTTTATGCTCATCACTCTGCGCTCGGGTTTTTGCGGATGCCGACATCCTCGCTCGCGTCTCTTCGTTCAGCTTTCGACCTTTTGAGGCTTTGGAAAGCTTCTCCAATGTTGCGGCTGGCATCTTCTTTCCGTACCAGTAAGCATTCTTTCCCTTCTGACGTTCAGAGCAATGCTTGCGAAATTCTTCGCTGCGCTTCAGCCCTCGCGATCCAGAATGTGCGCGTCCGTTTGAGTTATGCCTCGCCTCAATGGGCCACGCATCAAGTTGCTCCTGTTCGCGACGATTCAGATCCTCGACTGGCACAATCGCGATTTTCTTGAATCTGATGGTCGCCTCGCCAAAGCGATCAAAAGCTTGCTGAAGCGATTTGCAGTGATGACGCCCCTTCCTCAGCTCACTGCGATGCTTATCCCAGCGAGCAGTGAACGATTGAGCCTGTCCGATGTAATCTTTCCCATCAGGACTGCTAATCGCATAGATTCCGCAGTCGAAATTCAACATGCCTTTCCTTGGTTGACCTTGCCGCCACGCCCTCCGAGAAGGCATGCTGGTAAAGCCGACGCACCAGCCAACGGCTACTCCCGAATGTTTCGGCTCCGGGTCTGGTGCGTGTGCGATGAGTTACCACGCCACTCGTCGCCGGGCGCCGCTTTCGCGGTAGGAGGCGGACCCTCCCATTTCGCGACTTTTACTTCTGCCGTCACGGCCAGGGGCAGGGCTCTCGCCTATTCATCCACCGTTGCATCGATCGAATGCTCCATCAGCGCTGGCGCTTCGCCTCGACCGTCTTTGAGCGTGCGACGCAGACTGGTTGAAGTGAACAGCAGGCCAAGGAAGCGCCAGCGCTGATGCGACTCGATCGATGCGTTGTTAAAGAACCCGCTCCGCTGTCACCGGATCGGCGCGCCGTTGCGCTTGGTACTTCGTGCTATTCGCACTGCTCAACCTAAAGGCTGAGCGCTACGAACAGTTATGCGGCGATGCGCTTCGATTCCTCGCACATCGCGACCGCTTCTTCGTCGTCGATCTTCGCGAGCCCGCAATACGGGGTGAACGAATAGAGCTGCGTGCCGTTCGTCAGGATGTAGGCGCCCGGGTTGCCGTCGCCCGTCGCTTCGAGCCCGGCGACTACAACCAGGCTCAGGAAGCCGACGCGAACGGTTTGGCCTACGGTCCAGTCTTGTTTGCTCTTGCTCATGGCGGTCTCCGGTGGGTTCGGTGCTGCGATGGAGAGAATACTACCTTGCGGGTGTACGAATAGCAACCATCAGGGTAGTATTTTGTCGTTGAGTTGTTTCTATCGCGCGGGTAGTAGCGATAGGAAAAATAAAAGCCGCTCGAGAGCGGCTCTAGTGGTAGATATGCTGAATCAGCGTTTTCGGTATTTGCGGTGCTCGACCATGACGCCGATCACTCTCAGATGATCGCGTTCGCTGTGGAGCGTGGGGTAGTCGTCGTTCAGCGGGACAAGTTCAAATACCATCTCTCCGCGGTCGTTCGTACCCCGCGGCCGGTACTTTTTGAATGTGGCTTCATCTTCGGTGTTCTTGGCTACGACGAAGTCGCCCGGCAACGGTTCAAGGGCCGGATCAATGATAACGACTTCCCCCTCCTTGAACTCGTCCAACATCGAATCTCCTTTTATTCTTAGCCCGAAGGCTCCCTCGGATACATCTAAGTCAGTCAGCACCAGATCAAACCCATCGCCCAGCGCGAACGGATCAGCTGCCTCGCTCATCATGCCGGCCTGTACGTATGAAATTATGGGGATGCGGCGTTGACCGACAACTGCGGGCGCCACGTTCTGATCGATCTCTCTTCGACCGTTAGACCCGAGAGTATCCCTTTCCTTAATCGTCCGATCGTCGGACAGAACGGTCTTTTTCGCTTTGATTGAGGCATCGCCAATGCTTATTTTGTGCGTGCCGTTTATCGGTCGTAGCTCGGCGGAATGATCAGCGTCCATTGAATTCCTTGGAAGCCCGAGCTTCTCCTCGATGGCTCGCGCCGACTCGCTGTTCATGTTCTTCCGGCCAGCAATCCAATGATTGACCATCGTCGGACGCTCATAGCCGAGCCGCCTCGACAGCTCGCTTTGGTTGCCTTCGCAGAGACGATCTTTGACGACGATCAAGTTCTCGCGGCGGATTTGTTCGATTGATTTCATGGGCTTAATTAGGCCACGTTACACCGAATAGGTAAATTTCCCCGCGCGGTAGCAATACCCTCAAAAAAGTCCTTTACAACACCCTCCGGGTAATAGACAATGGGTGTATGGCTACTACTCCCCGACCATCCGACTTCAAGGCGCTGTACCGCTCGCTCACCAAAGAGCAGCGCGTCAAATTCGCCGAAGAAGCTGGAACGACTACCCGGTACATCGACACGCATCTTGTCGACGCGCGAAAGATCCCCGGCCCAAAACTGATGGAACGCCTCTACGTGGCTTGCGTCCAGTCCGGTGCGAGATTCAGCAAGGCCGATCTCGTTTCGTTCTTCTACGAGGCGAACAAGGATCGTGAAGGCAAGTACAGCGTAATTGATCGTGCTGCTGCTACCGACGATACGCAAGCCCCGGTAGGTTCGGTGGAGCACGAACAGGAGCCGAAACACCGAGGTGGAAAGCCCAGGGGTAAGACGAAAGAAGCTCGCATGGTGATTTGAATGAGAGTTACCAACGTACAAACACTTCGAGTGCGCGTGTGGAGCGGAGCCCGAATCGCAACCGGGATCGTCAATCGAGCCCGTCAGAAGGGATTGATCGACTCTCCGTGTGAATTTTTGTGTGTTGATTGTGGCAAACAAGCTTCCGTCTACGATCATCGAGATTACGGGTGTCCCCTGTCGATCGAGCCGACATGCCATTCCCGCAACACAAAACGTGGCTCCGCAAAGGCAAAGGTTTGGGACATTGATGAGGCGATTGGCTATGCGCGCCAACGAATCGTCAAGGAATGCGTGGGGCAGTTTGCCAGCTTCCAGCGCAGACATGAGAACAACGATTTCTTCGTGTCGTGGGTAAGGAATAAAAAGCGAGCTCTCGCCGACTGGGAAGCCTCCGGCCGCATCTATGGATTGGTCGACGTCGCCTTCGACATCTTCCCCAAAGAAGACATTGAGGCTTTCCAAGCTTCCGAAAATTTGGAATCGAAGTTTGCGTGGATGAGGTTTTGACAGTCGTTTCATAGAGGTTCTCGTAGTTGTTGGATCGGCGTCCTGCGGGACGCCATTAATTTCGCCCCGTTCCATGTGGGTAGACAAGTGGGGCGGCAATTGGGTAGGCATCAATTTTCTCTATCGAACAAGAAGCTATGAACCAACGAGAAATCAGGATCTTCGCGCCGTACGTCGAGGCTAAGCGCCTTCCTGACGCCGAGATCGAAGCAATGACGTACGAGGACTGCATGAAGCGCGCGGCCGAAATGGGTCTTTCCCGATTCAGCCGGGATGCGTTGGCGAAGCTGAGCCGCATCCACTACCCGCACTTCGGCGAATACATCTCCGGTGCTCGCAGGCTGGATCGCGAACGGCTCTTTCTTTTCTGCATGTACGCAGGATGCGACTACCCGATCCAATGGATCGAGCTTGCCGAAAAGAAAGCGCGCGCCGAGTACCGCGCTCAGAGCGCCCAGGCAATCGGCGAATACGTTCAACAGGCATTCGCCCAAAGGGCGGCGGCATGACATTGACGAAGCGGGATGTGGGCAAGCGATTTACCGCCCCGTCCGGCGAAGAAGTTCGATTCATCAAGATCGAGGGCGATATGTACCACTTTGAGAACGTACGGGATAAGGGCGATGGGCTGATTCTGCCGGCCGATCAGCTGTTCATTCTCGAGCGCGTGAAGTGGTCCCGCGCTCGGCGCGTTACCAACTGATCGGAGATTGCCATGTCGCAAAACGCTTCCGACCTCCTCGCCCTCTCGCGCGAATGCCGCGACTGTGCCGCTCTTCGTCGGCTGGCTTTGAATCTCATTGCCGCGGGCGTGGCTGATTTGAGGAGTGGGCTGTAATGAACGCCGGACAGAAAGCCCTTCGCGCCTGCGCCGAGTACGCGCGACTATCGACTGAGAACAAACGGCTTACGAAGGCGATCGGCGACGCACTCGATGGATGCCCCGGCGTCAACGGAAAGCGCGACTCATCCGTGCTTGAAGATGGCCGCACCGTCTATGGCGGCGATCATGACGATATGCATCTGAAAAGTGCATACACCCCGGACACTATGGACGACGGTTTCGGGGGTGCGGAAGTGTCCTGGTTATCCGACAAAGAGATCCGCGAAGAGATCGCCTGCTGCCCCGCCTGTCTTGCTGCCCATGAGGCGATCCAAGCCCGCAAGGCCGCTCGCAAATCGCTGGGCGCGGTCAAGCGGCATATCACGATGCTCGGGCGCGCGAAGAACGAGAGAGACGCCGCATGAACGCCCACCGCCAACCCATCCACATCGATCCTCTGCTCGACGAAGTATTCGAGTTATTGCACCGCATGGCGATGTGCCGGACGCGCGAGACGTTCCAATGGATGGCAGGAAATGCGATCGACAAGCTGCGGCAGTACGAGGATCAGCAGCGTGCGGCGGCAAATAGGGCTAACTAAGGCGATCGTGTGCAAGACGAATCCCCGCAGCTTGAAGACGGGTTCACCCGCATCGCCAACGAATTATTCGAGGCGGTGCTCGGCTTTGGATTTACGCAGCGTCAGCTTTTGGTTGCGCTGACGGTACTTCGTAAGACGTACGGATACGGGAAGAAAGAGGACGACATGTCGGCGTCGCAGATCTCGGAAATATGCAAGGTTGGCCGTCAGCACGTCACAACCGTGCTCGGCGAACTCGCGCGTATGAACGTGATTTCGAAGGCGCCAGGACATTTCGGAATGATCGTCGGGATCAACAAAAAGTATGGCGAATGGTTGCCGCTTGAACGCGCCGCGAAGGTCGATGCGGAGCCTGCGCCAGTCGCCATTAGCTCTTGTTCTGATAGTCCCGAATCGGGACAGGTGTCCCACATTGGGGCTAGTGCCGAATCGGGACATGTCCCAAATCGGGAGTCTGCTAGTCCTGAATCAGGACAGGTCGATAGTCCCGAATCGGGACATACAAAAGAAAACCTTCCAAAAGAAACTCAAAAGAAAGGGCGCGCGCGTCGGGCAGAAATTTCGTTGGTCGAATGGCTTGCTGTGTGCAAGGCGTCTGGGGAATTGTCCATTCCAAAAGACGATCCGATTTTCGACTATGCCGAGAAGCAATCCCTGCCCATCGATTTTGTTCGCTATGCGTGGCTTGAATTTCGGCGCAAGTACACCGAAAGCGGGAAAAAGCAGAAGGACTGGCGCGCGACCTTTCGCAATGCTGTGCGAGAAAACTGGTACGGACTCTGGTTCAAGAAAGATGACGATTTCCTGCTGACCACGCGTGGTCAGCAGGTAAAAACGGAGCATGAAGAGCAATGAACGCCCCCCACGACCTCCCAATCGATCACGGTGTATCAGTGCCGCCACATAGCGTCGAAGCCGAGCAGGCGGTGCTCGGCGCCCTGCTTTTCGATAACGACGCTTTAGACCGGATCACGGATTTGCGCGAGACGCATTTCTACCGATACGACCATCGAATGATCTTCGAGCACACGCATCGTCTCGTCATCTCTGGCCGCAACGCCGACGTGATTACGGTCTACGAAGCGCTTGGAGCCTCGGGCAAGGACGATGCCGTTGGCGGTCTGCCCTACCTCAACTCTCTGGTGCAAAACACGCCGGGTAGCAAGGGCATTCGGCGCTGGGCGGAAATCATCATCAACCGGGCGAAGTTGCGCGGTTTGATCTCGGCCGCCGACGAAATCTCAGCGATGGCGTATCAGCCTGACGGCCGGGATGTCGAGGAAATCATTGCGACTGCGCAAGCCAAGCTCGAGCCGCTTGCCGACACCGCGATGCGCGAGCCGGCGCTCATCAACACATTCCTGACGCCGATCATCGAACGGATCGACAGCGAGTATCACGGCGGCAAAGATCGCACGAAGGTCATCTCCACGGGCCTGCGCGATCTCGATACTCGGCTCGGTGGTGGCATGCGTGGCGGTCAGCTCATCATCGCCGCGGGTCGCCCCGGCATGGGCAAAAGCGCGCTCGCTCTTGGTGTCGCGGAATCGGTTGCTGAAATGGGCGCTCCGTCGATGTTCTTCACGCAGGAAATGACCGGCGAGGAATTGACGGCCCGCTCGCTTTCTCGCAATTCGGGCCTGCCGCTCGACAAGATTTTGGACGGTTCCAAATTCGGGCGCGGCGGCGACGCTGATTGGCCGATGCTGACGAACGGCGTTCAGCGGCTTTCGGAAATGATGCTGCTGATCGACGAGACGGCGGCCGTATCGCTTCACGAGATCCAAGCGCGCGCACGGGCGGCCAAACGAAAGCATGGGTTGGGGTTGATCGTTGTCGACTATCTCGGCTTGATGACCGCTACGCAGGGCAACAATCGGACGGAGCAAGTCGGCGCAAACAGCCGCGGACTCAAAACTCTGGCAAAGCAGCTCGGCGTTCCGGTCCTTTTACTTGCCCAGCTTTCGCGAAAGTGTGATGACCGGCCGAACAAGCGCCCTCAACTGGCCGACCTTCGGGATTCGGGCGAAATCGAGCAAGACGCCGACATCATCCTCTTTCTCTATCGCGATGAGATTTACAACCCCGACAGCATGGACAAGGGGTTGGCCGAGATCAACGTCGCAAAACAACGCAACGGCCCGACAGGGATTGTTCGAGCGGCATACCTGGGCGAAAGGACCGCGTTTGCCGATCTCGCACCGGGATACGTTCCGGTTCCGAGCAAGCCACCGGAGAAAGCCCGTCGAGGTTTCGAATGAACGAGTCCGAGAAACTTCATCGCCAAATCAAAAGCGGGAGATGACATGTCAATGATCCAAATCACCGAATACCTCGGGACACGCCCGCAAGGCGCGACTGGCCGCGAGATTGCCGAGTACCTTGGCGTGAACGCTCGATCAGCCGGGGATTCGCTGGCTCGATTGCTTAGGAAAGGAACGGTCACGAATGATAGCAACCATGGACGCCGAGTCGATGCGTTATGGCGGCTTTCGAAGATCGAGGACGTCGCGACGCCAGCGTGCTTTCGAGCGATGGAAACGCTCGATGCGATGCAGAAAGTGACGCGGGAGCGGTTGGTGAATCGGATTGCGGAGGAGGTATGAACAAGATCGGATCGCAACTTGGAAAGTGGGCGCACCTATGGACGCCAGAAGAGGATGAGCGCGTTCGCCGAGCCTGGGCCGCGCCGAAGACCTACAAGGACCAGATGGGCATGTTCCCCGGCCGTACGTGGGAAGCCGTCAGGGCGCACGCCAAAGAATTAGGACTTGGCCCGAAGCCGCAACGATCGATCCGCGGCGAATCGCCTGCGACGTCGGTCGTCATTGACCTTATGTGCGCAACAAACCGGCCGATGACGGTAGGGCAAATCGTTTCTGCGACACGCGTAGCAGATCGAACGGTGCGGGAGATCTTGAAAAAGGGGCATGGAACCACGTTTCACGTCGCCAACTACGTCCGCTTCGGAAAGTCGCGAATCTGGCAAGCGAAATGGTCGTTTGGCGAGGGAGACGACGCTGCCAAGCCTAAGCCTCTGTCGAGCTCTGAAGCGAGACGCAATTGGCGAGCTCGACAGCGTCAAAAGGTGAATGTGGGTAATCCATTTGCCGTTGCGATGAATCAAGTTATTAGGGAGGCCGCATGAAGAAGAGCACTTCATCCGAAGATCGCATCTATGGTGTGCTCAAGCAGGACGGCCCAATGACGCCGGCCGAAGTGAAGAGCAAGACTGGCCTATCGCGCGAGACGATTTGGCGCGGCATTCGGAATCTGTTGACGTCGGATAAGGTCAGGCAGGTTTCGCAAGCGACTTATCTCGGCGCAAGACGCGGGATGGCTGGAGCCACATACGAAGCGATCGAACTCGACTACGGCTATTCAGCTTTGGCCGCAGTTATGCATGCATGGAGGGTGGAGTGAACTGCAAACCTGGGGATCTTGCGATTGTCGTTGGCCCTTGTGTGACGCCCGGATTGACCGGACGAATAGTTGAAATAGTGCGTCGCGCGATTCTTGGAGAGTGGTACCCGTCAATCTCGGGAGAAATGGTGAGATTGGGCATCGAAGCCCCATGCTGGCTCGTTCGAAGTTCGACCCAGTTGCCGCTACCGATGGAGACTTCTCGCGGCCGACTTCTTTTCTTCAGGGAGAGAAGCATTCAAGACTCGATCTTGCGCCCGATAAGCGGCGTGCCTGTGAATGACGAAGTGGCCGACGAGGTTCCAGCATGACTAACCGCAACCACATTCCCGACGCTCCCCTTGCCGATCTTATGCGCCGCTACGAGCTCAACGGCAGCTTGAAGAACGGCCGCGCATTCGCCGACGCGATCCTTGTGTACTTTCTCGGGCCGCGCGAAGCGAAGGCTTTGATTGATGGAGAAGTCGAATCGGAGGGCGGCAACTGTGATTGAGCACTTCGGAAAATGGCTGATCTACCGTATGACGCGCCGCGCTCCCGACTTCGTGATTGGTATCCAAGAAAACCCATACCTGCTGCGTTGGTGGGTGATTCCGCGTAATCGGTTCTTCAACGTCTATCTGCACTGCTTCATGCGCAGCGATGACGATAGAGCACTCCACGATCATCCTTGGTCGAACGTTTCAGTTTTACTTAAGGGTTGCTACATCGAGCACACAGTTCGCGCCGGCGGCATCAATGTGCGAACAGAACTGCGCGCGCCAGCCATCCGTCCTCGCCTCTTTGGGTCTTTTGCGCATCGCGTAGAACTCTTCGACGGCTTCTGCTGGACGCTCTTTATTACAGGTCCGCGTTACCGCGAATGGGGTTTCCATTGCCCAGAACGCGGCTGGATCCATTGGAAACAGTTCACGGCTACCGAAAATGCCGGGGAAATTGGAAAGGGATGCGATCAATGAACTTGCCACAAGTAATCGCCCTAGTGGGCAACGCAGGCGCTGGGAAAAGCACGGTTGCCGACTACATGATTTCCGCGTATGGCTATCACCGCGTGAAGTTCGCGGGTCCATTGAAAAATATGCTTCGGGCAATCGGTTTGGACAACGAGGAGATCGAGGGTAGCAAGAAAGAGCAACCATGTGATCTTCTGTGCGGGAAGACACCGCGGCACGCGATGGTGACGCTCGGGACTGAGTGGGGGCGCGATCTGATCGGCCAGGATTTCTGGACTGGACTTTGGGAGGAAGAGGTTTGCGCGCATCTGAATAGTGGGTTGCGTGTCGTCGTTGACGATTGCCGCTTCCCCAACGAGTTGGCGGCAGTGAAACGGCGCGGCGGCGTCGCGTGGCGCATTGTCCGTCCCAGCCACGAAGGATCGTCACTTCCCGGTCATCGTTCTGAAGGCGCGTTGAGCGAGTTCTACGGCGACATGCGCGCCATTGCAAATTCGGGATGGGTTGAAGATTTGCATGCCAAGGTGAAGCAGATCATGGACGCGGCTGCTTTGGCCGAACATGCCGCGCGCGAAGAAGACGCTCGGCTGATCGCGGAAAGCAATCGGGGTGCGGCATGAGCCAAACCAACATCCGCCGCTTGATTGTCGCCGGCATGGGCCTCGGACTGGCTGCTGTGGCTGCGTATCTCTACACCAGTGGAAAGGATGCGCCACTTCCTGTGATTGGCGCGGTGATCTGCTTTTTCGAGGCGTTGTGATGGAAGTCCTTCTCACCAAGACGCCCCAGGGCTACATGATTCCGCTGAGCGAGAGCGAAGCTGAGAAGTGCAAGCGCTTTAAGGTCGGCTCGACCGTGCGCGCGGAGATGTCGGCGCCCAGAAACGGTCGGTTCCACCGCAAATTTTTCACCATGCTCGACCTTGGGTTCGACGCGTTCGATCCGCCCGAATCCGAACACAAGGGATTGCCAGTCCAGAAGAATCGTGAACGGTTCCGCAAGGACTGCATCATCGCGGCCGGCTTCTATGACGCCGTTGCCAATCTGAACGGTGAGGTTCGCGCTGAGGCGCATAGCATGAGCTTCGCCAATATGGACGACGAGCAGTTTGAGCGCGTCTATTCTGCCGTCGCCAATGTGTTGCTGCAGAAGGTGCTTCGCAACTACACGCGCAAGGATCTGGACGAGGTTGTGGAACGTATGCTGGGGTTCCTATGATCCGCGGCGCCCTAATCTTCTTCGCTGCCTGGACGCTGGCGTATTCCACGGTATCGGCCGAATGTCGATATATGGGCTCGTTTCTGGTCGGGACGCATGTGTTTGAGTGCAAGGTGAGGAAATGATCCGCGCCCTCAAGCCGAAGCGCTGCAAGGTGTGCGCGCGCGATTTCGTTCCGATCAGCAGCCTATCCAAAGCATGCTCGGTCGTCTGCGCCCTTGAACTCGTTCGCCGCGACAACGCCAAGAAGGAAGCCAAGGTAAAGCGCGAAGAGGCTAAGGCTACTCGGTCAGCGAAGGAGAAGATCAAGAGTCGTGGGGAGCATTTGAAGGAAGCGCAGGCGGCATTCAATGCTTGGATTCGACAGCGCGACGCAGGATTGCCGTGCATCTCATGCGGGCGGCTGGCGTCATGGCAAGGGCAATGGGACGCGGGACATTACCGCTCTGTTGGCTCAAACCCTGCCAGTCGGTTTGATCCTCTTAACGTGAACAAACAATGTGGACCCTGCAATGTGCATCTGTCAGGGAATCTCATCGCCTATCGCGCGGGCTTGGTCAAAAAGATCGGGCCAGAGGCAGTCGAACGACTTGAGGCCCCTCACCTCCCATTAAAGCTCACCCTGCCAGAGATATTGGAAATGAAGGCGTTCTATCGGGCCGAGGTTCGGCGGATGAAGAAGGAGGCGGCGTGAGATTGCACTATAACGCCCGCGATCTGACGGGGCTTCGCACGGGTCGCCTTGCCGTTATTCGCCCATCGCGCCGAGATTCTGACGGTCATCAGATGTGGCACTGCGTCTGCGATTGCGGCAAGACGAAAGACATTGCATCCAATAGCCTGACGCGCCGCAAGCCGGTTCAGTCCTGCGGCTGCATGAATGCGACGACCGCCCAAGCGAAGAAGTTAGCTGACGGTCCGTGGAACGAGTCGAAAAGCTATGTCATCAAGGATGGGGAGCATTGCTACAAGACGCGGCATGGCTGGGCAAAGGCGGTCGTCAAGCGCTACGGCAACAAGTGCCAGCTCTGCGGATGGGATAAATCCCGCTGCGACGCTCACCATCGAATCCCGAAGGCGAAAGGCGGCGCTCACACCATTGAGAACGGCATCGTGCTCTGCCCGAATTTCCATTGAATCGAACATGACCAAGGACGTGGTGACTGATGCGGTATCTCTCACTGTTTAGCGGAATCGAAGCGGCGTCGGCGGCATGGCATCCGATGGGGTGGAAGTGCGCCGCTGTATCAGAAATCGAGCCGTTTCCGTGCGCCGTTCTCGCACACCATTACCCAACCGTCCCGAATCTCGGCGACATAACAAAATTTAAGGAGTGGCCCGATCTTGGAACAGTTGACCTTCTTGTCGGAGGAAGCCCCTGCCAGTCGTTCTCAATCGCGGGTCTCAGAAAAGGAATGGACGACCCTCGTGGCAACCTCATGCTCACCTATCTTGCCGTTGTTAACCGCGTCGCTCCCCGCTGGGTGGTCTACGAAAACGTCCCCGGTCTCCTGTCATCTAACGGAGGACGGGATTTTGGGACCCTCCTCGGAGGGCTGGCAGAACTCGGGTATGGGTTCGCCTACCGCGTTCTTGACGCTCAGTACATCCGAGTGGAATCACACTCTCGCGCCGTCCCTCAACGACGCCGGCGTGTGTTCGTTGTCGGATATCTTGGAGACTGGCGACGTGCCGCAGCGGTACTTTTTGAGCGCGAAAGCCTGCTCGGGCATCCTGCGCCGCGCCGCCAAGCGGGGAAAGGAATTGCCCCTACCCTTAATGCGCGCACTAAAGGCGGTGGCGGACTCGGAACCGATTCCGACTGCAATGGAGGATTAGTTGCGAGGTCGTTGCGAGCTCAATCTAATTCCTCTCACCGGGCGGATAGCGATAACTATGTGGTCGCGCATTCGCTGCGCGGCGAAGGCTTTGATGCAAGCGAGGACGGCACTGGGCGCGGCACTCCGTTCGTTCCGGTTCCGTTTGACACGACGCAAATCACGAGCGCCGCCAACCGAAGCAACCCGAAGCACGGTGATCCTTGTCACCCGCTCTCGGCGGAAGGACATCCGCTAGCAATTGCATTTGACTGCAAGGGCGACGTGCATTCGGTCTGCCTTGGCAGCGATCCCATACACGCACGCGAACTTGCGATGCCTCAGACGAGGCGAAACGGAGATCCCGGCGTAGTTCAGTACGGCGCTGCCGTTCGTCGTCTTACGCCGACTGAATGCGAGCGCTTGCAGGGATTCCCTGACCGCTATACGGAAATCAAGATCGGGAAGAGCCCCGCAAAAGATGGGCCGCGCTACAAGGCGCTCGGAAACAGCATGGCGATAAACACGATGCGCTGGATCGGGGATCGAATCGAACTCGTCGACTCATTGGTACTGAGCAATCCCATAAACCCCGCCACAAAAGACAACCAAACGAAGGAGGAAGTGTGAGAAAACTTGCAACGATTCGCCGTGTTTCTGCGCTGCGCCCGATCGAAGGAGCTGATCTGATCGAACTCGCCATTGTCGACGGCTGGCAATGCGTCGTGAAGAAAGGAGAATTTGCCATTGGCGACCTGGGCGTCTACTTCGAGATCGATTCGTTCCTGCCGTCGACGGACGCGCGTTATGCGTTCCTCGAGCCGAGGTTCATCAAGTGGGAAGGAAAGATCGGCGCGCGCATCAAGACGATGAAGCTCAAGAGTCAACTGTCGCAAGGGCTTTTTCTGCCGGCGACCGCTTACCCGGAGATCGAAGCGGTCGAAGATTTGGATGTAACCGAAACGCTCGGCATCGAGAAGTGGGAGAAGCCGCTGCCTGCGTGCCTTGGGGGAACGGCGCGCGGCAACTTCCCTTCGTTCATTCCCAAGACCGACCAGGAGCGCGTCCAGAACATCCGCGGTCTGTTCGAGGATTGGGGGCATCACACGTTCCAAGAATCGACCAAGATGGATGGCAGTTCCATGACTGTCTACTACGTCGCCAAGGGATCGTGCGCATATGAGCAGAACGCCAAGCCAGACGGCGAAGGCAACATGCCTGATGAGCTGAGCGGCGTGTGCTCGCGCAATCTCGATCTAGTCGAGACGCAAGGAAACCAGTTCTGGATCACGGCACGCGAGAACCAAATCATCGAGAAGTTGCGCGGACTGGGGCGGAACCTTGCCATCCAGGGCGAACTGTGCGGGTCGGGCATCCAAAGCAACTTCGAGAAGTTTCCAGAAGGCGTGCACGACTTCTTCGTCTATGACATTTGGGATATTGACGCGCAAGAGTATCTGTCGCCCGCGCAGACCCATCAAGTGGCGCAGGATTTCGGGCTTAAGCACGTTCCGGTGCATGGCTACATCGTCCTGAACAAAGCGGCGCAGACCATCGGCGAGCTTCTCTATCGCGCCGAAGGCCAGGGAATCAACGGCGCAAAGCGCGAGGGCATCGTGTTCAAGCATATCGAATCTGGTTTTTCGTTCAAATGCATTAGCAATAGCTATTTGCTCAAGCATGGAGAGTGAGAATGCTTAACCAATGCGACGGCTGCCGCCAAAACGCCCCGCTCCGCGACCATTTGCACGTCGACGAGAACGGCCGAGTCTTCATGGTCTGCGAGCGAGAGAAGTACGAAGACCGAGTGACTTGCCTATCCTGCGGCATCTCGCGAGATAGAACTGAGTCGTGCTGCGGACACTGAGGGGGAATCTATGTTCTTCGCCGTGTGGTTAGTTTTGGGGTTCATCGGAATCGCTGCGTTTCTGATAGCGGGTGAAGATGAATTTACCGTGTTGAGTTTGATCTTCTGTCTCATCGGATGGCCGGTTGGGCCGCTGTTTTTGGCCGCTTTCATAATTTCTCCGCTGAGCAGGATCGTCATTTGGAGGCGCAAGTGATCTACACCGCCCTCTTCTTCGGCATCTTCTGCGGGGCATTCGGTATGGCGGCGCTGCTGCTGATACTCGGCGCAAATCGTCCGCCGTCGACAACGATGCATGCACGACGCCCTCCGCATCCAATGCCGAAGTACGACGACCGCATGCGCAGTCTTTCCGAGCCAATGCCGCAATGCAAAGAGGGGCGCAAGCCTGACTTTTGGGGAATCGTCGAAGCGGATATGCATTGCATCAACTGCGGCTTGCGTATCGATCCGCGGTGCGCGTGCGAGCGCGGGCGAAAGTTGGCTGCCGAGCACGAGCAGGAAAACACCGTTCGTTACGAATTTTTAGGCATAACGGGGCACGAAGAAGAGTGATTAGGAGTGCTAACGATGGTAAAATATCGCCTGTTTTCACGGGTATTTCTGCGAGGTGCGTCGTGAACCACGATATGGCCGAACATGAGTTGAACAATTGGGCGAGATGGTGCCGGTCTGGTCCAATGCCTGGCCCGTCTCTCGGGGTTGATCCGGCCTGCTTGTACGACGAGTCTCCACAGCCAATCAATGAGGATAGGGCAAAGATTGTGCAGCGGATATTCGATTCATCCATTTTGATTGAACGCAAGATCATGCAGGCGGAATACGTATCCCCTGGGCGATACGGGAGGATCCGTGGAATCCAGGGTGCCGCAGTGTTTCTCAAGATCAGCGTTCCGTCTTATGAGACCATTGTGACCGTAATCAAGAATCGCGTGGCGAGGGCCTTCACATGAAGTTTGCGGCCGAGGTCATGGCTCTCTTGGCCCCCTACCCCGGTCGAGAGTTTCGGATGCGCCAAATCGTGAACTACGTTGCCTCCAAGAAGTCTGACGAACGAGAACGCAAACGCGTGCAGATGGCTGTTTATCGAGTGCTGCACACGCTTGCGGATTCGGGTCACGTGGTCATCAAGGGGCGCTCGACGAATGGGGCACCTGCCACGTATTCATGGCGCGTCGTTGAAACGGCGCAAAACCGTTACACGGGCTCATTGAATTCCGTTACCTAAACCTGTACATTTAGCCCGTCCACAGTTGCGTCTGCATCAAACGCGCATCTGTCCTAGCCCGCGGCCCGAACGATCGAGTCGCGGGCTTTTCATTTCCGCTCGCCATGGCCCTACCCTCCTATCTCTACGGTGATCCAGCCGATCACGTGAAGTTCGAAGGAGAGCGGCACAACCGCGCGGTCGAGAAGCAGCAACAGCGCGAGATCCGCGAATCCCGGCGCGTCGGCGAAGTGCTAGGCAAGCGCTGGTCATCGGCCCGCGAAGCCGCAGAAGCGCTCTTCGATTTCCCGCCGCCGCTCGAAAGTCGTGAGCGGTGATGCCAACTGCCCGGCAATCGGGCGCTTGAGTTGTTGCGACTGTTGAGGCAAGTCCGCTCGCCGTGAGGCGCCGGCCGCAGTCGTTACTAGGAACCATGATGCACTACTACCTGTTCGAGCGCGCCGATGGTCGGATCGTTCTGGATCGGGAGGCGCTGGGCATCATCCTGAAGACGATCGAAGCGCCGGAGCCGAGTGTTATCCGGCGAGAAGTGGACGGCGAGATGGTCGAGGCGCCCCAGTATTGGGAATCGTTCTCGGCCGCTCGCGCGCAAGTCAACGAGACCGGCCTGATTTGGACGCCAGAAGGCTGGTTCCGGTCGCATGATGCTTATCTGGCGTATGCAGTGGCACGACTCGGCGAGGCAGACTGTGCGTAGGCTCTGGAACGGCATCACCGGCTACTCAGTACTTGCGCTGTTCATGTGCTCCAAGGCCATTCAGGCGGTCAAGTCATGGAAGAGATGACCGAGCATGAGCAGGCGATGTTCCATGAATGGATGCGCGTAGTAGCGTCCCTGGCATTCGATGTTGGCCACATCGACCGGAAATGGCGCGCGACGGATCGGCAATGCGAGTCGCTGAAGGGCTATTTCGATGCTGGGCTTACGCCGGATGAGGGCGAACAGGCTCTTTTTGCGGTGCATCACTGAACATACCGGGAGCAGAGACCGGGTTAAGAGGAAGCGTCGAGCCTTGAACGGCGCGACAAGGAACGGTAGCGGGCTCGAAAGCTTGTTCCTGTCAGTCACGGCCACGCGCGGCGTGGTAGCTCCGCACCGGTGTTGCATGGACTGTGCTGTTGCATGCTTCCGCGTGGCTCACGAAACGAGCCTCCTCACTACTGCTGGTGATACATCGCAACCCCAAGGGGCGGCAGTCGTGAGGGTGAGATGAATCGCCACGAGAGTAACCGCCCGAACCCATGGATGCACGGCGGCGATGGTAGTTGGAAACGGGTCGGACAATTGCGGACGCGATCCCTCGCGGCAACCTCGCGAGTTGCTACATCCTCAACTCATTGCGCGATTGTAGATCCCAGGCGCGGGTGCGCTTTCGCGATGACTGCCGGGGAAAGACCGGCTGGACTCGGCAAGGAATCCGGGTGCTGGTGGGTACAGCCACCTCTCTCACGCATGGCGATTGCAGTGCGCCGATGTACGGACAAACTCAAATGGGTTAGGCCCGAGCAGCGCGCCAGTATCGGCTTCCAGTCGCCAGTCGTAAGAATCCTCCTCGCCACCCTTCAGGCGATTGTCAGCTCCGGCTGGCTATTTTCTTCCGCCCGTCCCAATCGGGGCGCGGCTGCCGCCATGGTGGGCGGCACAAACACTTGAGGGCAACCGCCCATGAAACGCTATGGGACGTCCCTCGAAGCTCACCGAAGCACAGTGGGATGAAATCCGCCGTCGATTGCTCGATGGCGAGAAAGCAGCAGATCTCGCGCGTGAGTACGGAGTCTCGAAAACTCGTATAAGCGAGAACGTTTCGAAACGCGCGAGCGCGGTAAAAGACGTTGCGAAACAAATAGTTGCAGCAGAAGTTTCGTTTCGTAAGCTTTCGGTTTCGGAACAATTCGATACAGTTTCGATACTGCGGAACCTGACGAATACGCTCGGGCATCTGAGTTCGGCGGCGGCCTACAACGCAGCGACGTCGCATCGGCTCGCTGGTATCGCCAACATGAAAGTTGCCGAGATCGATGATGCGGCGCCATTGGATGATAAGAGCCGGGAAGCGCTGAAAGATATTGCGGTTCTGACGCGCATGGCAAACGAGGCCGGCGAGATCGGCATGAATCTCATTAGGGCGAACAAAGAGATATTTGCCAGCCAAGAAGATCCGCCCGCCCTCGACGATCCGAACCCTGATGTATGAAGCAATCCGTCAAGCTACAGGAGCTTCATGCCAAGCAAGTTGAGATAGGCAAGGCGTTCATCGAGAATCAGCGCGTTGTTATTCGCTGCGGTCGACGCTTCGGCAAGACGACCCTGCTCGAGCGCTGTGCTGCTAAGTGGGCGTATCAAGGTCTGCGCGTAGGCTGGTTTGGCCCGACGTACAAGCTGAACCTTCCGACCTATAAGCGCATTCTGCGCACGATCCAGCCGATCGTCGTCTCGAAATCGAAGATCGATCAGGTCATCGAGACACAAAAAGATGGCTGTGTCGAATTCTGGACGCTGCAGGATGAAGATGCGGGCCGGTCGCGGTTCTACGATCGCGTCATCATCGATGAGGGTTCGCTCGTCCCCAAGGGGCTGAAGGAGATTTGGGAACAGGCCATCTCGCCTACCCTGCTCGATCGGCAGGGCAAGGCTGTGATGGCCGGCACGCCGAAAGGAATTGACCCGGACAACTTCTTCTACGAAGCCTGCACGGATAAGACGCTGGGCTGGCAGGAGTTCCACGCCCCGACCGCTTCGAATCCAAAGCTTGACCCGGACGCCGTTGCAAAGCTGATTCACGAATATCCGCCGCTTGTTTATGAGCAAGAGTTTTTGGCGCGCTTCGTGGATTGGCGCGGTTCCGCGTTCTTCTCAGAGGTCAACCTTCTAGTTGACGGCAAGCCGGTCGAGTATCCAGAACGTTGCGATCAGGTCTTTGCGACCGTCGATTCTGCGCTCAAGGATGGCGTCGAGCATGACGGCACTGCCGTTTGCTACTGGGCGAAGAACAAGATCGCCGGTCACCCGCTCATTTTGCTGGACTGGGATCTGCTTCAGATCGAAGGGGCGCTTCTCGAAGAATGGCTGCCTAGCGTCAATCAACGGCTTGAGGATTTCGCGCAGCAACTCAAGGCGCGCGAGGGCAGTTTAGGCGCCTTCATCGAAGACAAGGCCAGTGGGATCGTTCTGCTTCAGCAAGCGGCGCGCCGCGGGCTTCCGGCCTATCCAATCGATTCTAAGCTGACCGATCTGGGCAAAGAGGGGCGCGCGCTGTCCGTCTCTGGATACGTCCATCGCGGCGATGTGAAGTTTTCTCGTCATGCCTACGACAAGGTGACGAACTTCAAAGGCCAGACGCGTAATCACTGCTTGGCTCAGGTCTGCGGCTTCCGTATTGGGAGCAAGACGCCACACACATACGACTTGCTCGATACCTTCGTGTACGGGGTAGCAATCAGCCTCGGCGACTCCGAAGGATGGTGACGATATCGGCATAGAAAAGACGCCTTACGGGGCATTCTGAAGAGCAAATCAGCACAATGAGCGATCTCAACACAGACGGCGGCGTCGCATCGGTAGGAACTGGCGCCAACATTCCGTCATCGCTCATGCAGATTCTCATGGCCGATGACATCGTGCCGGGGGCGATGCCATCTTACGAGATGGCAAAAGAGCTCTATGTGAGTCACCCGCTCGGCGCGAAGATGGCCGAAGCTCCGATCGAGGAAGCCCAAAGCCAAGAGCGCGAGATCAAGATCCGGGCCGATGGCGTGCCCGAGGATGACCTGATCGAAGCATTCAATCGCGAATGGATGTCGATCGGTATGACAGGTGCCGATGAGATCATCAAAGGTTTGATGACGCTCAAGCGGGTGTATGGGATTGCGTCGCTCGGCATTGGCGCGCGCGCACTCAGCGGCGTGGATTTCCCGACGACCGAGCCCCTACCCTATGACAAGCTGCATGAGCTCGAGGTGTACTTCAACACCTGGGATCCGCTGAATACGGCTGGCTCGCTGGTGCTGAACCAGAATCCGAACGCGCCCGACTTTCAGAAGCCGCGGTATCTAGCTGTTGCGGGAAAGGAGTACCACTCGTCGCGAGCCGTGATTGCGCTCAACGAGTCGCCGATCTTCATCAATTGGACGAACTCCGCTTTCGGATTCGTCGGCCGTTCGGTCTATCAGCGTGCTCTCTATCCGCTGAAGACGTATATCCAAACGATGATCACCGATCAAGCGGTGGCCGAAAAGGCCGCCCTGTTGGTGATGAAAATGAAGGCGCCTGGCTCGGTCATCGATCAGCGTGCGCGTCAGTGGTTCGGCTTCAAACGCCAATCGCTAAAGGGTGCGAAGACCGGCAACGTCATTTCGATCGGCATCGACGAAAATATCGAATCGGTCGATCTGAAGAACCTGCGCGACGCTGCGGAGTTTTCCCGCAACAACTGCATCAAGAATATCGCCACGGCAGCCAAGATGCCAGCTGCGATGCTTTACCAGGAAACGCTGACGGAAGGATTCGGCGAGGGATCGGAAGACGCCAAGATCATCGCGCGCTTTATTGCCCGCATGCGGATCGAAATGAATCCGGCTTATCGGTTCATGGATCAGATCGTGATGCGGCGCGCGTGGAGCCCGGATTTCTACAAGACACTGCAGCGCAAGTACGCCGAGTATCAGCGCATTCCGTACGAGACGGCGTTCTACGAGTGGAAAAACGCTTTCACGGCGACATGGCCGAATCTGCTCGTCGAGCCTGACAGCGAAAAGGTGAAGGTCGAGGACATCATCACGAAGGCAGCGATTTCGGCCGTTGAAGTGCTGGCGCCGATGCTTGACCCCGAGAACAAGGCCAAAGCGGCTATCTGGCTGGCTTCGATCCTGAACGAGCGCAAGCTGATGTTCTCGGCTCCGCTCGAATTGGACGAGGCGGCAATCGCTGCTTTTGTCCCGCCCGAGCCGGAATCTGAGCCCAAGCCGATTGTTGAGTCGTCGCACCTATGACTGTCTTCCAAGATGTCCTGACCGCCGCGGTGCGCGACATTACGGAGAACGGTTACGACGATCCGGCGCGGCTCGATGACTGGTTGCGAAAGCTGCGCTTCGCCGCGATCGCCGATCTGCCGACTCCGGAAGAAATTCAGAACCGGATGCAGTTGGCAATGCAGACCGTGTTCAATCGCACGTTCTCCAAGTCGTCGATGCTCAAGTATCACCCGGGCGTGCCGACATTCACGATCGAACGGCTGAAGCCATTCGCTCGTGACGAGTTGGACCGGCGCATCCGAGCGAGCGTCAACTTGATCAAGCTCAATCGCGAGGAAGCGGTTGAGAAGATGCTGCGGCGCGCGTCGGGTTGGATGACGTCGATTCCCGATCAAGGCTCGCGCGTGGTCGACAAGGTCGACGTCAAAGAGCACATCGCCAAGCCGATTCAGCAAGTGAAGTACGAAGCACGGCGTGTATCGATCGATCAGGGGCATAAGCTTCTAAACTCCATCAATACGGTCGTTGCCAATCAAGGCGGCGCGATCGCCGGTAAATGGCGGTCGCACTACCGACAGGCAGGTTACGACGCCCGCCCCGATCATGCCGAGCGCGATAGCAAGATCTATATGGTGCGGGATTCCTGGGCGCATGAGCAAGGACTCGTAAAGCGTGGTGATGCCGGCTATACCGACGAGATCACCCAGCCGGGCGAAGAAGTTTTCTGCCGATGCTATTGGGTTTGGATCTACGCGCTCCGCGAGCTGCCCGAGCCTATGCTGACTGGTAAGGGAAAGGATCTGCTCGAGCAAACTAGATTGAAACGCAAAGTCGCAGCCTAAGCCGACATCACTCACACAAAGCCATCCTCTGCGGTGGCTTTTTCTTTTGGTAAGCCATGCCGAGCACTAGCGAAGCCCAGCACAAAGCGATGGAGGCGGCAGCGCACGGCCATAGCACGCTCGGAATCCCGAAGTCAGTAGGCGAAGAATTCGTTGAGGCTGACAAGTCGCGCAAGGACGCTGAAACCGCCCCCGCCAACTGCGCCGGCATCCTCTTCCGCTCTCCCGGGCCGCGTTACCTGCTGGTTCGACGCAGCGATACGGGCGAATGGGAGCAGCCTGGCGGTCATGCTGAGGGCGACGAAACACCAGAAGACGCCGCGGTGCGAGAGTGCATCGAAGAAATCGGTGTTTGCCCTGACGGCATTCGCTGGCCGGTTCGCCGCAATCCGATCGCCAACGGCGAAGGCGAATACACCTGTTTCCTGCAGGACGTCAAAGAGCCCTTCGAGCCGAAGCTCAACAACGAGCACACGGCTTGGCAATGGGCGGCACCGAATGAGTTGCCGGAGGGAATGCTCGAGCCGGTTGCGCGGACGATTGAGCTTGTCACCGGCAACGAGCTTGACATCGCAAAGCGGATGTCTGCTGGCTATCTGCTCTCTCCGCAAAAGTACGAAGGCGCATGGCTCTTCGATCTGCGCATCACGGGCACAGGCACGAGTTATCGCAAGGCGCTTGACGAATACGTCTACCGGCCGCCCGAAACCTTCCTGACCGAAGAGTTCCGGGAGCGCTGCAATGGCCTGCCGGTTCTCTTCCTGCATGCAGAAGGACTGCTCAACACCCAGGAGTATCGAGAGCGAAACATCGGCTCGATCTTCTATCCCTATATCGCGGGCGATGAGGTCCGCGGGGTTGCAAAGATCTTCGATTCGGACGGCGCTCAACTCATGTTGACGACGCACGACTCGACTAGTCCCGCGGTGATTTTCCGCGACGCGGGCTCAGCCGTCTCCGTTGAAGTCGACGGTAAGACGGTTCTCATCGAAGGCAAACCCTCTTTCCTCGACCACTTGGCGGTATGCCCGGTTGGTGTTTGGGATAAGGGCGGCGAGCCCAGCGGAATTAACACTGGAGAAACACAGATGGACGAAACGACGGAACAAGTCCCGGCGTGGGCTGATGCGTTTGGTAAGCGCTTCGACGAAGCCTGCTCGGCATTGGGCGCTCGTATGGACGCGCTTGAAAACAAGGGCGGCGATGCAGCACCGGCCGCTCCCGCAGTTCCCATTGCGCCGGCCGCTCCCGCAGTTCCCATTGCGCCGGCCGATTCGGTTGCTTCCGAATTGAAAGTTGCCGAGGCTGCTGGTGCTGTCGAGGAAACCGCCGAAGCCAAGGCCGCGCGCGAAGCCAAGGAACGTAGCGACGCCGAAGAGAAGGCCCGCATGGATTCCGAAGAGGCCGAACGCAAGGAGAAGGAAGAGCAAATGCGCAAAGACTCAGAAGAAAAGGTGCGCGCCGATGCTCAAGCCGCGGAGAACGCCGGCCTGAAGGCGCAGATCGCGGCGATGAATGCCCGCCTGACGGCACTCACAACGCCCCTCTCGGCCACCGATCGCGATCAACTCAGTGCCGCGCAAGCCCGTTGGGATTCGGTCGCGCAGATGTTCGGCGACAGCGTTCCGGCTCCGCTCCACGGCGAAAGCCCGATTGCCTATCGCCAGCGCCTCGCGTCGAAGTTCCAGAAGCACAGCGACAAGTTCAAGGGCATCCGCCTGGATTCGCTCGATGGCGTCGTGTTCGATACCGTCGAAGAGCAGATCCGCATGGACGCTCAGGCCGTCGCGCGTAGCCCGGAAGTCATGCCCGCCGGCAAGCTCATTCCGATCATCCGCAGCGACGAAGCTGGCCGTCAGATCACCGAGTACTCGGGCGATATGGACGCATGGCTCGGCTACTTCAAACATCAGGGTCATGGCGTGCGCCTGCTCGACCCCCGCCAAAAGCACTAAGGAGCTTGCGTAAATGGCCATCTCTTTCGATCCGCAGTTGACGACGAGCCCGTCGAACAACTTTCAAGTCTCGACCGAAGGCTACGTCCAAGGCACCACGTTCGACGATACGTCGTCGCGCATGTGGCTTGCCTCGGGCGTCGTCGCTTCGAGCGTCACGCAACCGGTTTGGGGCGGCTTGCTCGTCACCGAAGATGTCGCAACGGTCAACAGCAACCAGCTCGGCAATTCACTCGTGCTAGCGTCGGCCGCTGGCAACGTGACCGGCATGACGGTGTTCGATCAGGCAAGCAACATGATCATCGTCCCGGGTAATTCCGTGCAAACGGCAATGGCCGGCATGACGGTGAACTACTACCGCTTCGGCACGAACGCTCGTATCGCGGTGCAAGTGCTTTCGAGCCTGGTTGCCTCGCTCGAAGGCGGCGCGATCAATCAAACGCTGTACTGGGATCCGGCGCTGTTCCAACTGACGGCTTCGGGTACGAGCGGCGCTTTCGCATTGCCGGCGACGACGAAGATCGTCTCGCTCAATTCGAACAGCAAAATCGTCAGTTACGACTCGGGTACCGGGGCCGTCTCCTGGACGACGGGTAACGCAGCCATCATCCAGATCTAAGGAGCCCTCTACATGGCAAACCTCTTTCCGGCCCGCGCGCGGATCAGCCCGCATTTCGCCGAGCCCGACCTCATCGTCACCTACGCGCAAGCGTCGGGGGCATTCGAAGCCCTTCAGGGCGGCAAACCGCGCGTCAAGATCGGTCCCGACGATCTGTACGTGTACGTGAACGCACTCGATCTGCGGACCGAAGCGCAAGCTGCCGGCGCTCCGTCGAACATGCTGCCGAGCGCGTCACTCGTTGGCGAACAGTTCGGCACGCCTACGTATCTCGTGCGCACGCGCTCGATTTGGGACCGCCACGACACGGCCGCCGCGGCGAACTACAACGTCAGCCTGCCCGCCGCGCAAGCTCTGGCCGCCCGCCAAGGCCACTATCAGCAATACCGCACGGCGCTGCTGTACGGCTACAACCCGGCGAAGGGCGAAGGTCTGCTCAACGCACCGAACGCCGTCCAAGTGACGCTGCCGCCCGATCCGTACGGTGCGACGACGTTCTCGACGTACGACAACGGCGCGATGGCGCAATGGCTGCTCAATCAGATTGTCTCGCTGAAGATCTCGATGTTCCAGAGCGGCGGCAAGATCCATAACAAGATCGTCGTCATCAGCCCGCAGCGCATCTTCCTGCAAGCGCAAATCGCGAACATCGTTCAAGTCACCTCGTACCAACGCCCCGGCGCCGGCACGCAGACGACCGCGAACGTCACGAAGGCGCAGATGGAAGAGGCCGGCGACGATCTGCAGTGGTATTTCGACGATACGTTGATCGGTAAGGGTGCCGCGGGTTCGGATGCCGTCATCTTGACGATCCCCGAAGTCGAAGTGCCCGATCTCCCCGGCATCAACACCAACGTTTTCGGCGAAGTTTCGCCGGCTATGAAGGCGGTGAACGTGATGTACGCCGCGATGGCTGCGCCGATCGAAATTCCGACGCCCACGCCGGATGGCGCGATCACGACGATCTACGAGAACCGTATCTCGAGCGGCTGGAACGTTCGTGGCGCGGGCTTGTACATCCTGTCGGTCCCGTATTAAAGCCTTACCTCGCGCCTAGGATTGCGCATCCGAAAGCCTGGTTCCCTTGCCAGGTTGGCGCGAGTTCAATTTCAAGGGATGGCCGCCTTCGGGCGGTTCTTCTTTTTAGGGAAAGAAAATGACCCGCATTTACGTTGCCAACGGCACCAAACAACGCCTCAAGTTCCAATACCGCCTGCCGGAATCGAATCGCATTTACGAACTCGAAGTGCATTCAGGCCAGCAAGCGCCGATCGGCGATCAATGGTCCCAGCAACACGTCGAATACTTCATCTGGCAACTTGAGAATGCCGGGTTCAAGCGCTCGCACGAAACGAACGGCCGGATGGAGAACTTCTCCGGGTGGATGTACAGCCTGGACAAGCCCACGACCGAAACGCAGATCGAAAGCGGCCACGCCGCTCGAGTCGAAGCGCAAGAGCGCATCTCGGCTGTCGAGGCACAACGTGGCGCTCTGGCTATGGATCAGGCCAATCGCGCGCCGAAGGATAAGCGCAAGCGTCTCGCAAAGGTGACTATGGTCGAAGTCGAGCAGGAATCGGATCCCCGCGGCACGCCGACGGGCAACGAGATCAAGATGAGCGTGTCGGTGGATGCGAGCGCTTCCGAAAACGAGCGCCTGGACATCTGACATGCAAGCCTTCCGTCTATCCGATGAGGCTCGCGCCGCAGTCAATGCAGCTGTCGATGCGGCCACAAAGGCCCCTGCCATGACGCACGCCGAAGAAGTGCGGGCGCTCATGGGGAAGGGAATGAAGGTTTGCATAGCGCAAGGCCATGCGGTTTGGGCGTTTGTGCCGCGCGCGATCGCCCTTTCGCTCGGCGTTCCGTATTGCGCCGCCCTGCCAGCCGCGCTTGATCTCGCTGATTACATGGCCCTCGGCGGCGATGTCGTAACGATCCACTGACCTATGTTCACGAACCCGGCCGCGCCAAACATCGGCGATTTCTCTACCTTTGTGCTGAATCAAGGTGTGCCTCCGGCCGATTTGCCGAGCGGCACGCTTACGACAGTCAATGTCGACTCGCTGGGCAATCTCACGACGGCGAGCACGACGGGGACGGTCGCCGTGGGTATGGCGCTGGTCGGTACGGGTCTGAACACCTATATCGCGACATGGACCGGTACGAGCGGAACGGTTTCGCCTGTTCCTGCCGCCGCGATTTCAGTCGCAAGCGCCACCGCTTATTCGCCCTATCTCGCATGGGCGTTTGGCGCAGCGATGGCAATCACGCTTTCCCCGCCTCCCTGCATGCCGCCCATCGAATACGTGATGGCCGTCTACAACTACGGCATGCACAAGCTGCTCAAAGTTGGACAAGATCAAATCGGGCAGACATTCTTCGCGGATCAGCGGACGGCGTTCAAGCTGCTTTCATTCAAAGCGGGTCCGGTTGGTGCTTCGGCTGATCAGGCAACCTCGCAAACGCTGGTCGCGCCCGACTTCCTCAAAGGCTTGACGATGGGAGATCTCGATCTTCTGTTGACGCCATGGGGACGTGATTATCTGGATTACAGCCAGGCTTACGGGCCGTCGATCGTCGGAGTCAGCTAAATGCAATTGAACCTCGGAGTTGTCGACGCTGCATATACCGACGCGGATGGCGGCAAGACAACCGGCGAGGTTGCGGGCTATCTCGAAGACGAATACCACGTCATGCGCACGTTCCTCGAGATATACGAGGATCAGATCGGTGAGTTTTTGGCCGATGCGATGGCGGGTGAAATCGAATCTTTGGCGCAGGGAAAACCCGTCGCGATCTTCGGCAAAGACATCGACACTAAACTCGGTGATCGCCTGATCTCAGGAATGAGCGTCAACGGGAAGATCGAAGAGAAGTTTCGCGATTACCTGGATGCGCGCGAATGGCAAGACCTGAGTAGGCAGAAGGTCGAAGCTGCTGATGTCGGCGTGAATCACCGCAAAAAGACGCCCTATGCGAAGAAGAACAAAGCGCGTCCGGCGTTCGTCGACACCGGCCTCTATCAGGCCTCCTTCAGAGCCTGGACTACGAGTGACGACAAATGACGCTGATCTCTGAAGCCAGCGCAGCACCCGGGCAACTGGCGACGGCGCTCGCGGCTGGCGTCGATGACATCTCGAGCAATCAGACGGTTTCGTTTCAGCAGTACGCGAAATCGACGATCCCAGCCGATGGCTATGTGTTTTGGGTTGCGAGCAGTCCTACCAAGCAGTTCAAAGGTTCGCTCCACGTTCTAAGCGAGCGCCGGCAAGAAGAGGACCAAACGCTTGCGGCGAATCAGTTCGTATTCACGGCCGAGGAAGAAATCTCGGAGTTGAATTCGATCGCGCCTAATACGATGTGGGTTGGATCGTGGCCGGTGGATGGCACGACGCTTCGTGTCGCGTTCTCGGCCACAGGGTTCAACTATCAGCAGGCCGAGCTTTGGCATTACCGCGGCTTCGCGGTCTACCCGTCCCTTGCTTCGCAATTGGTCGCAAGCGCGGCCGACTTGCCGATTGGCCCGATCGTATCGAACAGTCTGCCGATCTGGCTGGCTCAAACGACGTTCGGGGCGACAACCGTTCCGGTCTATCCGTCGTATCTCGTGCCCGACAACATCGTGCCGCCTTATGTCGTGGCGCACGTTGAGCCCGAATTGACGGATGCGCCCTCGTTCCCGATCTATCAGTGGCCGGGCAATCCGTCACCCGCTACGCAGTTGGTCGAAATGTCGGCTTCGCAATTGGCGAAGGACCACGTAAAGCTCACGCTCTACGGCTTCACGAATCAAATGGCGATTCAGTATCTCGCGATGCTGATCGACTACTCGCTCAACACGGGGAATTTCGGATTCGGTAATACACCCGTTCCCCGGGATGAGAAGCGTTCCCAGGTCGAAATCGCGACGATCGCGATGAAGAAGACGATCAACATCGTCGCTTGGTACTACCAGTCTGCGGCCGATGCAGTTGCGCGTTGCCTGATCTTGGATGCCGCAATCGGCTCCGTTTCGGTTTTCTAATATTAGAGATCACTCAAGATGGCATCTCCCCTGGCTCCCCTTCCGGGCGGCACCACGACGACCCTCAATGTCACTGAGCCGGTCATCATCAAAGCATCGGCGGGGCGAGTGTTCACGGTCTCGGTGATCGTGCAGGGCTCGTCCACTTACGGCGCGGTCTATGACTCGAATTCGCTGACGGGAAATACGGCGGCCAACCAGATTGGCGTAATTGCTAACACCACCAATCCTATCGATTTCAATGCTATGCCCACGGCGACGGGCATTGTCGTAGCACCCGGGGCGGGTCAAACACTCACGGTCTCCTGGTCGTAAATCCCTCTTCGCCTCGTCTTTCACCCGCCTAGAGCGGGTTTTTCTTTTTCAGGAGTCACTGAATGCAAACCCCGTACAACGCGCAAAGCTCCGTTCTCACGACGAGCGGCGGCCAGAGTTCCAAACTCAACGTCACGGCTACGACCGTCATTAAGGGAGAGCCGGGCCGCATCTGCCGCCTGGTTTTCAACGCCGCATCGACGAGCGCCCCCGCCGTCTACGACTACACGGCAACAACGGGCTTTGCCGCAGCAAACCTCGTCTGGGCAGGCGGCACCACGACTGCCGCGCAGACCGTCGTCGATCTCGAATTCCCGTGCTCGAAGGGGATCGTGGTCGTGCCCGGCGGCGCCACGGTCGCTGTCTCGTATATCTAATCCTCGGGGTCTGCCCACATGGCAACTACGATCACGCCTCAGATCATCAATCTCACCGCAGTCGTTACCACGGCGCCTACGCCGTCCCAGCTCCAACAGAGCGGTGCGATTGTGTCGGTGGGCGGCACGACTCTGACGCCAGGCACCTATCAGTACTGCGGGAATCTCTCCGCAGTCAATGCAATCTCCGCGACCTCGTACGGCATCACGTCCTTGGCGTGGGCCTCGAGTGAGGTCACGGCAACGGTCGCTAGCGGGGTTCTTCCGACCGTTGGGACCACGTTCACGACGACGATTTCGGGGGCTGTCCCGAGTGGATACAACGGTGTGTACGTCGCGACCGTCGCGACCTCGACGACGTTCACGTATGCCGTCGCCGTGGATCCTGGAACCGAAACCACGCCGGGTTCGTTCACGATTTCGGGCGCTTCGCCGATCACTTACCCCGCGACGTCGTTTTTCTCGCAAGGAACCGCAGTCGGCGTCTATGTGCTTGAGCTCGGAAACACAACGGGCACCGACGCGCAGATCGCTAGTCTCGGTTCATGGATTACCGCGAATCCCGGTGTTTTCTACGGCTACCTTGTCCCCGCGATTTGGGATTACAGCAAGGATGAAGTCGGATCGGTCGTCATCAACAATGGCGGCAATGGATATACCGTTGCGCCCACGGTGACGTTCTCGGCTCCGGGGACTGGCACGACGGCAACTGGCACGGCGATTGTCCAGAATGGCGCAGTTGTCGCCGTGACGATCACGGATCCAGGGTCGGGATACACCGCAGCGCCGACGATCACGTTCAGCGGCGGCGGCGGTGTAGGCGCAATGGCGACCGCCAATCTCGCCTCGGCAATGAATATCCTTGCCGGCCAATATGCAAACGCGACCGGGAAGACGTATTTCTTCGTCACGACGTCGGCCGCGAATCTGGCGAACTATGCGACGCTGAAATCGGTGTATGCCACGGTTCCCGCGCCGACCGCAACGAGTCAAGAATTCGACTCTGGCGCGATGTTCTATCAATGGTTGGTGAACAACCCGTCGCAGACCAATCCGCTCGGGCCGATGTCCTATCGGTACCTGACGGGCGTGACGCCATGGGTCATCTCGGGCAATCAGGCGGCTATCAACAACGTCCTGACGGGTTACGGCAACATCATTTACCCGACGTCGGAAGGCGGCATTTCCAAGGCTGGTATCTGGAAAGGCACGCTGATGGATGGCACGCAGGCGTCGTGGTGGTATGGCATCGATTGGTTGCAGATCCAAATCCAGCAAGCCCTTGCTGCAGCGGTTATCAACGGATCGAACCAAAATCCGCCGTTGATCTACGACCAGAACGGTATCAATTCGCTGCTTGCAGTCGCGCAGAACGTCGCCAATAGCGGCGTGCAGTTCCAATGCGCATTGAAGGTGACGATCGTAGCGACTCCGTTCTCGACCTATGTAGCACAAAACCCGAACGATTACGCAGCGGGCCTGTACCGCGGCTTCTCGATCACGGCGGTCGGTCAGAACGGCTTCCTCGTCGTTGGCGTGGCTCTCGACGCAGTGCAGTTCGCATAAGGACGAAAAATGGCGACTCAAAATCCTATGATCGCGCAGGGCGTTCTCAATCGCGTCCTGACGGCAGTCATCATTCCGAGCAACACGGCGCTCAATGTCACGGCGCCGTATATGGCAAAGGGATTTGCGCGGCTCGAATACGCGGGCGACTGGACGGGCCAGATCGGCACGGGAACGGGCGTGGTGAATTCGCCCGAGCCTTACGTCATGGCGCGCGTCACGATGAACTTGCTGCGCACGCAGGCGCTTTCTGCCTCGTGGGTTACGCAGGGTCAAACCGCGACGTACATCGGCAATGTGAACGTCCACAGCGATACCTCGACGTTCCCGGTCTCGCAGATGGTTGACGCCTCGATTGTCTCGGTCGACCCGGGCGCTTTCGACGGTACCGATCCGGTCGTCCGCGTTGTCCTATCAGGAGCCCTGGCAATCAACGCCTCGCTCTGGTCGGTGTAATGGTCTGCTGCGGCTAGGGACGCGACCCGAAAGCCGGTTCCCCTGCCGGTTGCCGCAGCTTCAAAACAGGGACTCAAAAAGGGATTGAGATGGCAACGATTGACGAGAATTTGAACGTCGTTTTCCAGGTTGTGACCGAACACGTCACGCGGAAGGAGAAAGGCGAGGATGGAAAGGACCGTGAAGTGCATGAAGACGTCGTGCGCATTCACGCATTCCATACGCCAGTTAGCAAAGCGGTGTTCGACCAGAACTTCGCCTTGTTGGCTTCGACGAAGGCAGCGATGGAAAGCAAGGGACGGCAGTACCTCATGTCGGCCGGCCCGCGCGTCGCCGCTCTCACGCTGCGCGATGAGGGTCTGCGCGATGCTGAAAGCCGCGGCAGGGTGGACGACGACGGCAATCCCAGGGATGATGAGGTGCGAGCGTTTTTCGCCGAACTTCGACGCTTGACGATGATTCTCTGCCCGGGCCAAAGTGGCTGGGACATGATCCCGGTCGATCAGGCCATCTCGGGTGGGAAGATCGATCAGGAAGATTGGGAGGAGGTAGAATCGGCGATCGTTTTTTTTACATGCCACTACTCCATGGCGCGAAAGGCAGACCGCGCGCGCGTCTCTCAGGCAACGGCTTCCTTCCTGAAAGCGTCGACTACATCCTCGCCCTTGTCGGCATATCTCGCTTCCTTGCAGAACTCGACGCAGGCCGCGACTTCCGTGCCCAGGGCGGCATCGTCGGTTCCGTCCTGAACTATGTCGCGACACAGGGATTTCGTGAGTTCGCCGAACGTCACGATTTTCCGTTTCGCAGCGCGCTAGAGCATCACAATCGCTACTTTATTGAGGCCTTGAGAGGACCGTCATGAGCAATGTGCCGATCATCAAGGTCCAGGTCGACGATTCGCAGTTCAAGGAGTTTTTCGAGCTCTACAAGGATTACCAATCCACGCTCGAGGAGATGCCCGAAGAATGGAAGAAGATCGGCGGAACGATCTACGATGCTGGCGGCAAGATGGAGGACTTCTCCGGTGCTGCGGAGTCGTCCAAGGATTTCCTTGTGATTGCCGCGACGCAGGCCGAAGTCATCTCGCGCGAAATTCGCAAGGCGAGCGTTGCCAATTCGGTCTTGCTCGAAAGTCTGTCGAAGAACACGAAAGCGCAGAAGAGCTTCGCCGACGAATCGGAGCGCGGCTCGCTGGCCTTGTCTTCGATGAAGAAGCACGCCGAGGGCCTCTCCTCGTCTATTTTCGGCATGGGCAAATGGTTGCTCAAGCTGGGAACCATCGGCGGCGGCTTGGCTGGATTAGGCGGTATTCTTGGCAGTATCGGGCTCAGGGATCTCGCATCGTCTGCCGTCGATACACAGCGCGGCGCCCGAAGCCTGGGAATGACGCCGGGACAATTGACGGCGTTCGATCAGGATTTCGGCCAACGCTATTTGGATTCGAGCGTGCTCGGTTCGATCGCTGGCGCTCAAAGCAGCTTCACGGGGCGCGTATGGCTTGCTCGAGCGGCAGGCCAAGGCATCAATCAAGTTGCCGGCGAGGATCCTGGCGCCCTAGCCGGTCGCCTGGCTATTCGTGCTCATGATTGGTGGACGAATACGCCCGCCTCGATGCGCACTGCGGAGATGCTGCAGTCAACCGGCTTCACGCAAGCGGGCTTCTCGTTGCCGATGATGAGGCAACTGGGCAATACGGACCCATCCGAGCTTCGGCGTGCCGCGTCTCAATACGGGATGGATCAGGGTCGATTCAACGTCAGCGATCGTAATACGGACTCGTGGTATGGATTCCTTCGCCAGATCAAGGATGCCGGTAACGTCATCGAGACTGACCTGAAGAACAAGCTTGTATCGCTATCGGGTCCGCTTCAGCATTTTGTCGATGTCATCGGCAAGGATGCGATGCACCTCATCGACGACATTTTCACGCCGGCCAATCTCAACGCCCTTGAAGATGGCATCAACGGATTCACGAAGTACTTGGGCTCGAGTCAATTTCAGCAGGACATGAAGGACTTCGCTGGGCTCGTTTCGGCGATCGCTGGCGCCATGCGCAAAGCGGCTCGGTTCTTGGGAATCGATACAAGCTCGGCCGCGCCCGCGGCAAATGCACCTTCGTTTCCGCCAAGCCTCGATCCAAACGAAGTGCAACGCGAAACGCACGGATTCGTCAGTTCGTCGAAGAACGCAGCAAGGTACGCCGGCATGTCGCCCACTTTGGCGGATCGACTAGCGGCCAAAATTCAGGGGAAGAATCCTGATTATTTTTGGCAGATGGAGAAGATGCGCGGCTTGCCAGCTGGGTTGCTTTTTGCGCAGGAAATGGCCGAGTCACGCGGAAACATCGCAGCGAAATCCCCCAAAGGAGCAATGGGGCCGTTTGGATTTATGCCCGACACGGCCGCTGAGTATGGACTGGAAGACCCTTACAATTTGCATGATTCCGCATCGTCGGCGTCGCGCAAGATGGGCGGCCTGATGCGCTATTACAAGGGCGATGTCAGCAAGGCCATTGCCGCCTACAATTGGGGTGAGGGCCATCTTGACAAGGACATCGCTGCGAATGGTTCGGCGTGGCAATCGCATCTCCCGGCAGAAACCTCGGCCTATCTAAAGAGGGTTCTCTCGGTGATGGCTCAGCAAAAGGCCAAAGGTATCAACGTGACCGTCCAAAACAGCACGTCGGCTCGGGTTGCGGTGCAAGCTAATGCAGCGGCGGCGCAATGAGTCTTTCGACAATCACTCAGGCGGCGTTCGCGGGTGCATACGATCTCGCGTTCCAGATAAGCCCCATTATCCTGAACGGCGGGATCGTTGCCAATACGCCGGGCGGCATGATGCCGATCATTGGGCTGACCGGGCAATTGGCATCGCTCGCGCAAGGATTGCTGTCCGGCAATGTTGAGCCGTTCGCTCGGTATGTCCCGGCACCGGGTGGTACGCTCGTCAACAACTCAGTGGCTACTTTTCCATTTGCCAATCAGTTTGTTGCCGGCAACGCAGTCATCAAACAGCCGAAGAACATCTCGCTTCTCATGTATGCGCCCGTGCAAGATACCGGCGGGTATCTGACGAAGCTCGCGATCTTTGAGGCACTGCGCAGCTCGATCGATGCCCATATCGCCGCAGGCGGGACGTTTCATGTGGCGACGCCGGCACGGATATATCTGAATTGCTTATTGCTGTCGATCACCGACATCACCAGCGGGGAGTTGGGCAAGCAGCAGATGGTGCAATTTGAGTGGTCGTTTTTCCAGCCTCTCATTTCCCTTTCCGATGCCCAAAACGCACAAAACTCGCTCATGTCGAAGTTGACGGGCGGCCAGCAGATCACGCCATCGGGCCTCGCGGGAACGTCGCTTTGGTCTAGCGTGGCTACGGCAGTTGGTTCGGCGGCGCAGGGTGCGGTCCAGGGCGTCAACGGCATCACGGGCGTCGTCAACAACTTTTTGGCGCAATAGATGGCAACGCTCGTCCCGCTCACGCTGAATGCCTCGACTTCCCCGCCCTTCTCTTACGTCTTCACACTAGATGGCGCGTCGTACACGGGATCGGTGACGTGGAATATCGCGGCGCAGAGATGGTATTTCACGCTTCAAGACCAGTTCGCCAATCTGGTATGGAATGGCCCGCTGATCGGCTCGCCGTTGAGCTATGACATTCCGCTCGCGCCCGGGATTTTCTCGAAGTCTACGATTCTCTGGCGCGAGGACACTGGAAACTTTGAGATCTCGCCGTGACCCGATACTACTCGATCGAACTGACGCCATCGTCGAGTGCGGCGGCGTTTTTCGGGATAAGCGGATCGTTGAGCGGAGTCGGGTCCAACGCAGCACAAACGGCAACGTCGCCCATCCGCACATGGACATCGCATCCAAACGGGAAATTCGATCCGAATGCGCTAGACATCGAGTTTGATTGCCAGGTGCAGAGCTTCGCTACATCGCCTCAGCTTTTCACGGTGACGATCCACGGCGTTTCGCTGACTGACATCTCGCAAGCTCAGCAATTCACGGGCATGCAGTTCAGCATGAAGGGCGGGATGTTGGCCGGTCTGCCGTTGGCGAATCCGCGGCAATCAGGGCTGCTTGTGGCTGGTACGGTCTTTCAGTCCTACGGGAACTGGGAAGGCGAGGATATGAGGCTCGATCTCGTTATCTCCCCTTCTTACTACACCATCGACAAGCCGGGAAACATCGTCCTGAATTGGGAAGCTGGGCAACCGCTCTCTCAAGCGCTGCAACAGACGCTTTCAATTGCCTATCCGAACGTGCCGTTCACGGCGAACGTGGCAGGGCAATTGGTGCAGGATTTCGACGAGATCCATTTTTGTTCGACGCTGCAAGAGCTTTGTCAGTGTGTTAATGGCATCACGCAAGGATATTTCGTCGGGCCCGACTACAGCGGCGTCAATCTGACCTATCACAACGGCCAGTTTTTCGTTTGGGACAACACGTACGCCCCGACGCCGATTCAAATCTCGTTCAACGATTTCGTCGGCCAGCCGACATGGATCGACGTCAACACGATGATCTGCAAGATGGTGCTCCGGGCTGATCTTCAGCTTGGATCGATCATCCGCATGCCGCAGGGGTTGCAGAATAAACCCGGCGTTGTGACGACGACTCAGCAATCGTTTCCGTCGAGCAACAACTATCAAACCGTCTTTCAGGGAGATTTCACGATCTCCGAGTTGAGACACATCGGCTCGTATCGGTCCAGCAGTGGATCATCCTGGGTGACAATCTTGAAGTGCCTTGCTAATAGCACATCATGAGTGACGATTTCGCCAAACTATGGTTGCAGGGAAACCTGAACCAGATGGCCGTCACTCGAGCGCAGCAGGCCATCAAGAGCCTCGGGCGCGCGCTCCCGTGCCGAGTCACGGCTGTGACCGGAAAAATCGTCACGGTCGAATTCCAGATGGACACATCACCGTGGACGCTTCCGCCGATCACGATTGCGAAGGCCGAGAGCCCATGGCTTACGCATCCTACGCAAGTAGGCGATGAAGGCATGACCGTGCCGGCCGACGTTTATCTCGGCGGGATCACGGGGCTTGGAGGTGGCAACGCAGACGTTCGGCAGCGAGGCAATCTCACGACGCTCGTTTTCCTGCCTGTCGGCAACAAGTCATTTTCGCCGATCGATTCGGATGCAGCCCAACTTCAGGGCCCGAATGGAACGATTCTTCGGACGACGACGGGAACGACATCCTCGGTGGTGACAAACAGCAGCGGAACGACGATCACGTTTGGCACGACGACTTTGATTGTCAACGCCGTGGGGATTACTTTGACAGTCGATGGACAGACATTCACCTGGGGCGGAACGACTGCGGTTTCGACGCTACCGATTCAGGCGCCGGACGTCATCCTGCCGAATGGTGCGGTGAATGGACATTATCACCCGGGCGTGCAAACTGGCACCGGAAACACCGGCACGATGACCGGTTAGCCGTGATTCCACCATGCGCCGATCTTGCCGACGAAGTACACCGCAATGCCTGCAATCAGGGCTGCGGCGGAAAGTGCGCCGTGGTGCGTAAAAAACAGGAATGGCGAAGCGAGCATCGAGAGCTGACCTAGGGCGATCATCGCCTTGTAGGGTTTGCCGGTCTTTTGGATGGTAACGGTCATTGCTATTCCTTCAGCGACTGAAAATCATCAGGATTGAACCTAGGGCAAGCATCGCAAAGTTTGGCGACGCCCTCGGCTTGGATTTGATCGCGTACTGATGCCGGGTGATCCGGCTGGGCCTCGAACCACTGCAGCATGTGCGCACACGGGAACAGGAAGTTTCCCTCATCAGACGCCGCTGTGATATGCCGGAACATGGGATGGATGTGCTCGAGATTCAACCGAGCGTGAACCGGGAAATACGGCGTGTCGATCGTTCGATGACAGTGCGCGCGCCAGTCGTCCGATTGACAGGATTCCGCGAAGCAGCGTAGGACGGATTCAAGCCCGTAAGCCTGTCCTGACTCGCCGATGATCATCCGGCCGCTTGCGTAGAAGTGGGTTCCCTTCCAGCCTCGGACATAGTGAATCAGGTCCATCGCCAAAACGGCGCCCTCAAGCGTTTGTGGGAACCCGGCCAAATAAAGCCTCAATGATTCGAGATCGCGCTCAGCGAATAGCTGGGCTCGCTTTGCCACGCCCATTGCTAGATCAAACGCGCCCGATCGGCTTCTCACGAACAACACGAGCACGAGGTAATCGTGCGACAGCGCGCATAGGCTCTCATGCGTGAAAAACTCGGCGGGATCGGCCTCAGACATAGGATTCAAGCATGCGAGTTTGGGGAAGAACGTACAACGTTGACGGCACCTATCAATGGGTAGCTGTTACGACGGATGCGAACGGCTACAACGACAACTGTTATCTGACCGCCCTCTGTCAAGCGATCAAGCTCAATTTGGGGGAGTCGCCCTTCTGGGCCAACACAGGGATTCCGCAACAGCAAACGATCATCACCCAGGTTTTTCCGGACTTCTACCTGGCTCAAATTCAGCAGCAATACGCACAGTACTTCGCCTCTCTGGCGATTGTCCGTGCGCCAGGCTCCTTTCCCCCGCAATACAACATCACCGCTGTATGCCATAGCGGGGCTGTACTCAACACGACCGTCGCGACATGACCATCACGCCCACGAATATCCCGCTGGTGATGACGAGCGCCGGCCCGTTGGCTACGCCGCCGTCCACGCTGAATACCGCATTGATCGATGGGGTTGCGGCAGAGGTTCCCGATTATACGGCGAATCTTCCGGGCCTTTTGATTGAAGACGTTTCCTCGACGGCGACGGCTGCACTCGCGACAATCGACCAAGCGCGCGTCGACGCAATTAGCAGCGTTACGCCCTATGGGGCAAATGCCTACATCCTCGCACAGCAAGGGGTACAGGCCGGAATCCCGCAAGGCAAAAATGCCAATGGAAGTGCCTATGTCGTCTTTTCGGGGCCGGCGGGATATGTGTTCGCCCCCGGGTTTCTGGTTGGCGACGGAACGAATCAGTATGCGCTCCAAGATGGAACTGTAATTCAGTCGAACGGCGTTTCGCCTCAAACGTTCGCCGTTGCGACGTCAAATGGCATATTCCCGATCGGCTCCGGAACCATCACGCAAATCGTTACGACGGTTCCCGCTCCGTATGCCAGCCAGATCACAGTGACGAATCCGCTCGCCGGGACACCAGCTACAAGCGCGGAAACCGTGCAGGATTACCGCGGCCGGGTGATGCAGGCGGGGATCGTGACATCAGTTGGGACGCCCGCATACCTGAAAACGCTGCTCGAGAAAATTACGGGCGTGCAGGCTCGACTGGTTTCGATTCAGCAGGCCTCTGGCGGCTGGCGCATCGTTTGCGGGGGCGGCGATTCGTATTCTGTAGCGAACGCAATTCTCCAAGGCGCGGGCGACATCGCGACGTTGCAGGGTACGCAACTTGGCATTACCGGAATGACGGCCGCTAACCCGGTTGTCATCACGACCAATCTGGCGACGGGTTTCACGGTCGGGCAAACATTCACAGTGGCCGGAGCGACGCCGAGCGCCTACAACCTGACTTACACCGTTGCATCGATCGTAACCTCGGTATCAGGCGACACGATCACGACGAGCACGAATGGTAGCGCCTTCGGCACTTATGCGAGCGGAGCGAAACTCACGCCTAATCCTCGGGACATCACCGTATCGCTGTTCCAAAACCCGAACACGTACACCATTCCATTCGTCAATCCGTTGCAGCAAGCCGTAACGCTAGCGGTGACATGGAACACAACACTCTCTAACTTCACGGCTGGGAATTCAGTCAATCAGCTTTCGACGCCAGCGCTTCAGTCATACCTGAATTCCCTGTATGTCGGGCAGCCGATCAACGAGCTTGAGATGACGGCAGTGTTTCAAACTTCGGTTGCTTCGGTGATTGATGCGCAGAACATCACCACTCTCCAGTTCGCTGTAAAGATCAACGGCAATTCTGCCAGCCCATCGGCGGGGACGAGTGTGATAGTCGGTGATCCGGAAGGATATTTCTATGCGAGCGCATCGTCTGTGACCGTGACTCAGGGATGATCCCATGCAACTTGAATCATTCTCGACGCTTCCTCTCGAGCAAGTCATACCGGCCTACCTCTACCAGCAATACGCCGATGATCCAAGCCTTCAGGCGTTCATCGACAGTTACAACAGCTTAGCGCAAGGCTATTTGCAATGGTTCATCGATACCCCGCTATCGGTCTACACGTCCCCTTATATTTCGGGACCGCTTCTTGATTGGATCGGGAATGGGGTATATGACATAGCGCGCCCCGTCTTGGCGTCGACATCGACAACCAGGCGAGCCGGGTACAACGCCAATGCGTATAACACCATTGCTTACAACGGGCAGTATTTCACTTCAACTCAAACATCGTCGATCGCTACTGACGACATTTACAAGCGGGTGATGACGTGGCATTTGTACCGCGGAGACGGCCAGCAATTCTGCATGCAGTGGTTAAAGAACAGAATCAATCGTTTTGTCAACGGTGCGAATGGGAATGATTGGCCTGTTCTGAATGACCCGCCATCGATTACGGTTTCGGGAACAACTTTCACGGTCACGGCCTATGACAGCGTGCCGCTCGAAGCGCTGAAGGCTTGTTATGAAAATGCACTTCTCCAGTTCCCGTTTCAATACACGCTGAGTTTCATCGTTGACAGCTTCGTCAATGACGGGGGCGTGCTCTATTTGCCCTACGCGCTCACCTATCCGACTAGTTCGGTTGGTCTAGCGGCCGGATCGGTTTGGTGGAATGGCGGCGTGATCTCAGTGGTTCCCGGGGTCACTCCCAACCCATCGGCACCAGCAGTGTACTTCCAGTACACATTTCCCGCCCAACTTCTTTCGCTCGGCGGCGGGAATCTACCTCTCTCAAATCCTGGCCCCGGTACGGGTCAACTCTGGAACAACGGCGGCGTCATTTCAATCGCCTAGGGCTATATGACCATTTTCATGTTCGCCAACAACGTCAGCACGACGTTGGCCGGGCCGATTTCGTCGTCCGCAACATCACTCACGCTTTCGAGTGTGGCGCATTTGCCGGCATCGATCCCCGCTGGACAGGTGCTCGTTATCACGCTAAATGACGTGGCTACCGAGCAAAACTTCGAGGTGATCTATGCGACGGCTATTTCGGGAGCAACGCTGAGCGGTCTTTTACGCGGGCAGGAAGGCACTGCGGCGCTCTCATGGTCGACGGGTGATTTCGCGTATAGCGCACCAACTGCGGGACAACAAGCGAACTTCGGTCAACTCACCACAGCTAATACTTGGAGTGGCGCAAACACTTTCTCTGAACCGGTAGTCGTTGCAAATGCGATCGCAAGTAATGAGGCGGTGGCGCTTGGTCAGATTACGGGCGGCGTTTTCATAAAAGAAACGTCTTTCCAATCGAGTGGGACATGGACGCCCGATTCTCGCACCACAAAAATTCGGGTTCGAATAGTTGGCGGCGGTGGTGGCGGCGGTGGTCAAGGGGGCGCAGGCGCAGGACAGGTGTCGCTTGGCGGCGGCGGGGGTGCGGGCGCGTATGCCGAGAGCATCTTCACTTCCGGGTTTAGCGGAGGCATCGTAATAACGATTGGAGCGGGCGGCACTGGGGGCGCCTCTGGTGGCGGCGTGGGCGGAAACGGCGGCACAACAATTTTCGGCGCGCTTATGTCAGCCGCGGGCGGCGGCGGCGGTAGTGGCGAGGCATCTCCAGTATCAACGTTCCCGGCAATTTTCGGAGGGGCGACGGGTGCAACCACGTCAACAGGAGGCAATCTTGTTGCTGCGGCTGGCG